GACATGCCCCGCAGCATCCTGCTCACGCTCGACTGCTTCAGCTCTCGGGCGAGGTCGTAGTAGAAGGCTCGCTCTGGGCGGAGGTAAAATCCTGCACGAGCTGCTCCTCGTCCTCCTTGGAGATGCCGGCCAGGCGGGCGGCCACGGCGTACACGCGGTCCAACGCCGCCGCTGACTTGCGACCCAGCAGCGCCGCGTCGTTGTCGGTGAAGATGCGCGTACCGTCGGCCGTGCAGGCGGCCCGTGCCACGAGCTGAGCCCTCATGTTCTTGTAGTTGATGTCCCGGACGTTGCCCTTGGTGGTGATGAAGCTGGCCTCGAAGGCGTCGCGCTCCTCGCCCGTGATGCCCTTGACGTAGACGTCTCCGCCCCACTCCTTGACGGCCACCTTCTCGATGACGAGGTCGGTGGCGTCGAAGATAGCGGCCCTGTCAAGATCCATAAAGAAACCGGCCCTTCCTGCGAGCTCTGCTTGATGAGCGACGCGAGGAGGGCCGGTCTTAGAAGACGTTTGCCCTTGGCCTTCGCGAGGCTCGGTGACGGGTGCGCGAGACCGTCGCGCGGCGGTTAAACCCTTAAGACGTCGATCTTGTTAAAGCACCTGCACTTTTAAATGACGCCTTGTTCATGGCCATCTGGCCTACCTGACCCGCGATGGGCGTGATGGACGCGAGCACCATGTTGCCGTTGTAGCCGGGGTTGGTCGTGGATCGACCGGCCGAGGTCGGCCTGATCTCTACGGGGAAAGCGGCGGCCCCGATGAGCGGAAAGAGCGTGGCGTCAACGTTCGCCGCGGCGAAGTCCTCGAAGAACTCGATGTCGACCGACCAGTCGGCCAGACCGGGGCGACGTCGCATGATGGTGTCACCCATGTGCGTCTCGTCGAGCATGGCCGGCGCGACCGTGAGCGTGATCGTCTTGGCGTGGTCGGAGAGGTTGACAGAGTTGACGAGGCAGAAGCCGTCCGTGAGCACGAGGGTAGCCGTGGTGGGCCTCCTTTGGGAGGTAAACCGTCACGGCGCTCTCGGCGCTCGACAGGACGGACGTGGACCTATATCGTTATTCTACAACGTCAGCGGCGGGCGTAGTTCTACGCTGCTTGCGACCGAACTCGACGCCCAGCAGGAACGCCTTCTCTATGTCGCGGTCCCACGAGTCACCGCCGAACGTGCTCAGCCGCAGGTCCCTCGCGGCGTCACGCGCCGCGTCGTCCTCAACCTCGTCCTGTGATGGTTTAGAGGATGCCAACGGTGCAGATGGCCTGGAACGACGGGCTAGAACCGGAGATGGTATATTGCACGTCCCACCACGTGTCGGTGATCGCGCCCGCCGTGGACAGCAGCTGGCCTCCCGTCGCAGTGGCGGCCGTGAACGAGATCCTGGTGGTCGGGCCTGACATGTTGGCCGCGGCCGCCGAGCGCACGATGCACGTGATCGTCGGGGTCGACGTGCCCGCTACGGAGAGGACGTGGAGGGCCGCGTAGACCTTCTGGGTGGCGCTCACGGCTCCCAGGTTCTGGGACGTGGCCGAGCCGGTGCTGGTCTTGTTGGCTAGCGGACTGAGGACCACGGTTCCGTCGATGATGCGACCGCGCGTGTGGGCCGTCGCGCTGTACGGCAGGAGCTGACCGACCGGGGTGGCGGCGATGGAGTACGTGCCCTCGACGACCGGCAGGAAGTAGGCCTTGTCACCCTCGGCGCACTGCATCTCGGAGGCGGTCAACGGGACGTCCAGGACGCCGATGCTCGTGTACATCTGGAAGTCGATGGAGTTGGTCGGCGTACCGCCGCCCAGGAAGTCGTTGAAGCCCTTGGCCGTGAACGTGCCGTCGATGAGGCCGGCCGCCCTGATGAGCGAGCCCGGTGTGGTCCCGGCTGCCCCCAGGACCGTCGCGTCCAGCATGTTAGGCGCGAGCGACAGCTCCATGTCGTTTGTCTGACCGCTCCACTCGAAGGCTCCCATGAACCAACGACCGTTACTAATTATAAAAGTAGAAATACTAGTGATCCTTTCTTATGTCGTGTTCCCAGACATGGATCACGAGAAGCGCATCAGAATTATTCTTAATTTGAGCGTCCCTGATGGGCTCGTTTGCCTGACGCTCAGGGAACCAGCCCTTACCGTGTTCTGGACACTCGTGCCAGACACAGCCATCTACCTCAAAAGCTGTGCGTAGCGAGGGAACGTACGCATCGACGATGTTTCGTCCTAGCTTATGATGTCGTATGGCGTCCGGATAGGCGGCTTCTAACTCGCTAAAAAAGGCCAGCTCCACCTTATTTGGTCGTGCCTTGCCGGCCGCTTGTGCCCCAGCGACGGCGGCGCGGTGAATGACCTCTTGCCCACGTTCTGTTTCTAGCCAAGCTAATCGCTTTGCACTTTTGCTCGCTCGGACTTCAGGTCGTAATTGTGCAGCCAAGATATTCACTCTGGCTTTTGGTGTGAGCGGAATCCCTGTTTTACCTTCACTGATATGCCGAGAGTGCTCGACGGTTCTCACGTAATCAGGTTGGCTGGGAGGGCTCTTCATCTGAGCGTATCGCATTCTATCACGGGCCTCGTCTGAGTGACGCTCACAGGTGCATCCAGGTTCACACTTCCTACCCGGATAACTTTCAGGTGCACAGAGTTTGCATCTGGCGTGTGCTTTGCCACAAGGCTGCTTAACTTCCCACGGCCCCGACATGGCTTATTCCTCTACGTGGCTCTCGACGGCCTCCGTGACCACGTCGGCCACGGCCGTTGTATCCGTTACGTCACCGGCGTCAGCGTCGCCAGGGCCTTCAGGTAGCGTCTCCGAGCCGTCTGCGTGGCTTTCATCGGCAGCTATGCCGAGGAGCGTGAGGTTCCCGCTCACCAGGAAGAATCGTTCCTGCTCTTCCGTCAGGTCGAGCGTGCACTCGCTGTGCGGGGCCAACGGAGGAAGACCTTCGAACACGATCTCGCTCCCGCCGGTCACGTAGGTCTTAAGCATTGGCGTCCTCGGTCCTGCCGTCGGCGTAGATGAAACGGCTACAGTCGGGGCAGTACTGACGGACGTTGCCCATGGCGGACGCGTCGGTGGCGTTGGGGTGCGTGCAGCCGGTCGGCGCGGGCGTCGGGGAGAGGTCGATCCTCCCCGTCGCCTGGTACTCCTCGAGCACGGCGTCCACCGCGGCGAGGGCCGCGATCAGCGATCCTCGTAGGCCGAGCAGCTCACGGCTGGCGTTCATGTTCCGACCCGTTCGTAGGTGCCGTCCCAGACGAACTCACCGGCAGCGCCCACGGGAAAGTGCTTGCCGCAGCGGACGCAGAACGTGGCACCGTAGAAGTCAGGCTGACGGGCGTACGTCTCCGCGAGCGCCTGTCCCATCCTGGTGACGGTCCCGCAGCCGCCGTCGAGCTGCCTCTGGGTCCAGAAGCGTCCGCTGGCCGGACCGTCGTCAGGGTAGGCTTCGTACTTGACGTAGTCGTACCGGTCGTAGCGTTCGTGCTCCTCAGGCGTGAGGTCACGCAGCGCGTAGGTCGGGCTCGGAAGACCTACGTGGACGTACGAGTGGCGGACGGGACGCACGAAGCCCCTGGCTCGCTCCTCCTCGGAGAGGACGAGGTAGGTCTCCTGCTGGCCGTCAGGACGGAGGGGCGAGCTGCGGGCGACATCGGGGTCCGTGGTCAGGCTCATCAGGTAAGCTCCTCGAGCGTCGGACCGGCGTTGAAGAACGCGCTGAACCTGTACTTGCAGCTCGAGCGCGGGCACTGGTACTCGCAGGGGCCGCCGGACAGGTTGATCGAGAATCGATGGATGAGCTGCCCGCACTTTGGGCAGTTGAGCCGTATCAGCCCGGTAACGGGATCGGTATCAGGAAGACGCTGTTTGCGTTCTGGCACCATCTATTGTACGGACGAGCCGACGGGCTCGAGGTTTAGACGCGTCAAGAGGTCACGTCGAAGTTCATGCTGACCATCGGGCGCTCCTTCGGGTCAGGGCCCACGAAGAACGGAGCCCCGCGCGCCATCACCTTCTTGTAGACTGTCCCGTTCGCCGTCTGCGAGCTGACGAACCGGATCAGATTCCAGATCGCCGTCGCCGTCGCCATGGTCGCGGCCTCGCTGTTCTTCGAACCGCGGACGATCACCTGAAGCGTTCGGTTGTCCGCCGTCACGGTGTTGTGCATGGCGAACTCGAGCGGAGGACCGCCCGGTTCCAGCAGCGCCACCGCGGCGTCGGGAGAG